AACGAATACCTCCCTAAACTTGAAAGGGCTATCGGAGTAATATCTGATAGCCCTATTTTTTTGCCTACATTTTTTCTTATTAGCCTGTTTCTTCTTGTCTGGAATAACCTTATGCCCCTGGCTCCAGCAATTCCTTTGTATGTTATTCCTTAGCTTTGGTGTACGTTCTAAAGCTCTAACGTATAGCATTCCTACCATGTCAATTCTCCCCATGACGTATATCATCCCTACCATGTCAACTTTCCTATATGTTATCTATAGATAGTCTATAGATTATCTATAGATTATTCTATAGTTATTATAAAGATAATAAAGAAGATTAGCTATAGATTATCTATAGACTATCTATAGATACTTCTTCTCATCAACCTCTTCCCCATCCTAGCACACCCCGACGGGCTATGTCAACCCCCCGACGGAAAAAAAAATTTCTTGACGTCCGACGTGGCGAAATGCTACGCTCTGCGGAATCGAATCGGAGATACAATATGATTAAGAATCATTATCATATAGTTCGCAATGCTTTACCGCACGATCTATGTGATCATTTAATAGTACAAAGTTTTTTATATAATAGTCCTCAGAAGGCTAAGGTCCACAACCCGACAGGGTTTGTAGACAATCCTGATGTCAGGAATACAGAAGTAGTTTTCCACCCTTGTAAATCTGATCTTGGTAAGTTCTTTAAACAGAATGCTAAGACAGTTAACAAAGAAGCTGAATGGTTTTTTAATATATCAAGAATAGAAACCATACAGATATTAAAATATACCAGAGGTAGTTTCTATAATAGACATGCGGATTTAACTACCCCTTCAGGTACAGGATACCATCAGAAGCAACGTAAGATTAGCTGTAGCTTACAGTTAAATTCATCTGCTGAATATCATGGTGGTAAATTTAATCTCTTTAGTTTAGATGGACAGACATTGAATATCTCCCTAAACAAAGGAGACTTACTACTGTTCCCATCGTTTATTCCCCATGAAGTAGAGCAGGTAACTAAAGGAATACGTTATAGTTCAACAGCTTGGATAGAAGGATTATCATTTAGATGAGTACTAAACAATTTAAGTTTGTCTTTTCCGACATCCCTAATAATGATGAAGGAAAAGATTTTGTAAAACAACTTAGACAATTCTTTAATAAAGAACGGTATACCATACGTGTACGTGGTCAGTATTTAAAGGATGGTTTTAACTGGAGACATTATCAAAACGGCCAACCACTTACACATTCTAAGTGTCTCCGCATTTATATAAAAGAAAAATATAATGCGACCAGAAATTGACTCTGACTTAGAAGCACAGATATATCGTGATAATATCAACTACTTACAGAAACAATTACAGGAGTCTTATAAAAAGAATTTAGAATTACGTACTAAATTGAGTGAGTTAGAACCTATCATTAAACTAAATAAGTATTATATAAAAGTAGTATCATCTTTGTTTCAACATGAAGCTACTTCATTAGTTGTGTACGCATATAGCGAAGAACAATTAAAAGAAGTGTTTAAAGAATATGAAATTATATCGTGTACTAATGTAGATAATATAACAGAACAAGAGGAGATTATAGATGACACTCTTTCAACTGACGCCTGATAAGATTACAGAGATACAAAATTATTGTAATAGTATTTATGATAATAGTAGGAAGGCCCAGGTAAAAGATCACATCCTTGACGAAAGTAGAACAGGTAGAGAAATTAATTTACAAGGTATGGGTGCAGAGATATGGTACAAAGAAAAGTATAACATCCCTTATAATTTAAATGCTACCTTGGATGAAGGTCCACGTACTTATAAAAAAGATGTGGATTGTGTACGAGAAGGATTACATTTAGAAATAAAACAAACAGCCTATCCGACAGGTTGTTTGTTCTTGAATGCAACCGACCATTATGGTAGACCACGTAAGCTGTTAGCGGATATGCATGTCTTGATCATAGGGAAGTTTCCTAATTACGAAAAAGATTTGTATATCAGTAACTTATCTTTGTTAGATAAATTCTTTAACAAAAAAGTGAATGAACTTACCCCTACTATCCATCCTAAGATAGGTAAGTTTGGATATCATATGGAACAAGACGAACTGTTTGATACATTTGAAGAGGCAATAGAAGCAAATGGAAGAGTCAAGTCAAATACATCAACCTTGTCCTGACTGTGGCAGTAGTGATGCATTAGCAATTTACGAAACCAATACTTATTGCTTTAGTTGTAAGCAATGGAAACCTTTAGATGATGGAAGAACCGATATGAAAACTAATCTAAAAACTAAATCTGTACCCCATAGCCGAGAAGAACTTGGGGCTACTTATAGAAAGCCTAACTTTACTGCTATTGAAGATCGGCATATTGAATTAGAAACATGTCGTAAGTATGGAGTGCAGACTAGCACTAACCGAAAAGATCAAGACATCCATATCTATCCCTACTATTCAAAGGATAGAGAACATATTGTAAATAAAGTAAGGGTAGTAGAAGAAAAGAAATTCTACTCTGAAGGAGAGTCAGGTGGTGATACTACATTATTTGGTCAACAACTTTTCAAAGAAGGTGGAAAGTTTATTACGATATGTGAAGGAGAGATTGATGCTCTTTCAGCTTACCAAATGCTGGGAAGTAAATGGCCTGTTGTTAGTGTTAGGAATGGTGCTGCTTCTGCACCGTCTGAAATAAAACGTAACCTAGATTATCTAGAAACCTTTCAGAATATAGTCCTGTCCTTCGACTCCGACCCTGCTGGACAGAAAGCTGTTAAGGAGATAGCAAACCTACTAGAGCCAGGTAAATGTAAGATCATGCACCTTAGTCGTAAGGATGCGAATGAATATCTTATGGAAGGTAAGACACAATCTTTTGTTAATGACTTCTGGAATGCACGTACCTTTACACCAGAGGGTATTATATGTGGTCCTGATCTACGAGATAGATTACTCTCAGATCAAACAGTAAAGAGTTTAGCTTATCCTTGGGATGGTCTTAACGCTATCACTTACGGAATGCGTAAGAATGAATTGGTATTAGTGACTGCTGGTTCTGGTATCGGTAAGAGTAGTGTAATGCGTGAGTTAGTTCATTACATTATTAGTACTACTGATGAGAAGGTGGGTTGTTTATTCCTTGAAGAGAGTGTACGACAAACAGGATTAGGTATTCTATCTGTCGAAGCTTCTAAAAGATTCCACATTACTTCTGAAGAAGAACGTGATTGGACTGTTGAAGATAAAGAGAAAGCTCTGGATAACCTAAATGATTTAGATCAATTAGTATTCTGGAATCATTTCGGTAGCTCTACCTTAGAAAATCTTTTAACTCGTGTTAGGTATATGGTTAAAGGATTAGACTGTCAGTATATTATCCTTGATCATATCTCAATGGTTGTATACGAGACTACGAATGAGCGTAAAGCTATTGATGATATCATGGTTAAGCTTCGTACTCTGGTACAAGAACTTGGTATCCATCTTATCGTTGTCTCTCACTTGAGTAGACCACAGGGTACAGGCCATGAGGAAGGATCGAATGTATCCCTTAACCAACTACGTGGATCACACAGTCTTGCTCAGTTGCCTGATATGATCTATGCCTTGGAAAGAAATACCCAAGCTCTAGATGAGAATGAGAGGAACCGTACTTGGATACGAGTATTAAAGAACCGTTTCTCTGGAGAGAGTGGACCTGCAACTCTCTTGCAATGGGATAAGAAAACCGGTAGATTATCAGAAGTTCCATTTGATGAACAGGAAAGTATTGAGAATGGCGATGACGAATTTAATGATGAAAGAGACTTCGGATAATAAATATTTAATCATTGATATAGAAACAAATGGACTACTCAATACATTAGATAAGTCTAATGAAGTATCTAAAATATTTTGTATTGTTACTAAAGATTTAAGTACTGGTGAGATAGTTACCTATACTCAAGAAGAATGCTACACAAACTTTAAGCCTTCTCCTAATACTATATTTATAGGTCATAATCTTCTTAGCTATGACCTTAGAGTCTTGGCTAAGATTTTAAACTATCGTCATCCTGCTTCTAAATGTATTGATACTCTTATTCTTTCTCAGCTTTTTAATCCTATTAGAGAGAAAGGTAATAGTCTAGCTGCATGGGGTGAGCGTCTTGGATTTCCCAAGATGCCTTCCCCTAACTTTGAATACTATACTGAAGAAATGTTAGAGTATTGTATCAATGATGTACAGTTAACAGCTAAGTTGTACGAACATCTTCTTATCAATGAAAAAGAAAAATTTTCAGATGAAAGTATAAGAAGGGAACATATCTTTAGATACTATATGGATCAGCAAGAACGTAATGGTTTTTATTTTGATCTTCCATTTGCTACTACATTTCTTGCTAGATTAACAGATGAAAGTATTGATATAGAACATAAACTTCAAGAGATATTTCCTCCTGAAATTATACAACTTAAAACTAAGACTAAAGAGAAACCTTTTAATCCTGCATCACGTAAGCAGATAGCAGAACGTCTAATGGAAAAAGGATGGAAGCCTACTCTTAAAACAGAGAAGGGAAACATCATAGTCAATGAAGATGTCCTAGCTAAGGTTAAAGGTATACCTGAGTCAGAGTCTATCCTTAAATACTTACTACTACAGAAACGTGCATCACAGGTTAAATCCTGGATTAAGTTTTGTAATCCTAATACCTTTAGGGTACACGGTAGAATAAAAACATTAGGTACAGTGAGTACAAGATGCAGCCACTTAGACCCTAACATCGCTCAAACACCTGCTACTTACTCTCCTTATGGTGAGGAATGTAGAACGTGTTGGACTATACCCGATAGTAATAACTATACCCTACTGGGTTGTGACGCTTCTCAATTAGAACTACGTGTCTTAGCTCACTATATGAAAGATAAGAAGTATATCCATCAGATTTTACATGGTGATATCCATACTACTAATCAACAGATGGCTGGACTAGAGACTAGAGATCAAGCAAAGACTTTTATTTATGCCCTAATTTATGGGGCTGGTGCAGCTAAGATAGGATATATAATGAACAAATCAGCCAAGCATGGACAAGCTACCAAAAATAAATTCTTACAAAATGTACCTGCTTTATCTTCTTTGTTAGAAAAAGTACATACTGCCGCAGATAATACAGGAAAAGTACGTGGGTTAGATGGTAGGTACTTCCATGTAAGAAGTTTACATAGCAGTTTAAATGTTTT